TGTCCTCGCCGACTTCATCCTGCTCGCCCAGGACAACGTCGGCTCGTTCGCCCTGGGCAAGGTGAAGGTCGACACGTTCGGGCAGGCAATGCAAGCATGGCTTGGCGGCGTCGCCGGCGTCCTGAACCGCTACGCGATCCCGAGGCTGCTGAAGCTCAACGGCATGGACGTGACGGACCCGCCGCAGTTCGTGCCCGGCGATGTCGGCGAACTGGACGCCAACGTCATCGGCGAGTTCCTGCAGGCCCTCAGCTTGGCCGGCGCACCGATCGACTGGACCGGCGACCTCATGTCAACGCTGTTCAAGCTCGCCGGTCTCCCGGAGCCCGAGGAGGCACCAACAGGCGACACGGCGCGCGGCAAGGACCCAGTGGCGGGAGACGCGCCGTACGGCGAAGCGGGAGCATCAGTGCCCAAGGAACGGGACGACGCTGCGGACCCGACGCTGGCCGAGGCCTAGGCGGCGTGTCCCCGCTCGAGCAAGCCATCGCAGAGCAGCGCGCCCGGCTACTCGCGATCGAGCAGCAACGCACCCGTGAGATCGCATCGGCGTACGCGGCGGTCGGCTCACGCTTGGCACGCAACCTCGCTGCGCTCACCACAGACATCGAGCAGGCCACTGCAGCCGGGGCACCGATCAGTCCCTCATGGCTGTTCGCGCAGCAGCGCACCCGCATCCTCCTCACGGACCTCGCGACACACACCGACACGTTCCTCGCAGCGGCAGCCAAGACGGTCGCTGGTGGCCAGCGCACAGCGGTGCAAGATGCTTTCGAGGACGGGCGGCGCCTCGCGAAGCTCGCGCTCGGCCCCGGCCCCAGAGACGTGCTGGTGCGCATCGAGGGGGCCTGGGATCGCCTGCCGGCCCCCGCGCTGGATCTGCTGATCGGTCGCGCCTCCGACGGCAGCCCGCTCGGGGACCTGCTGCGCGAGATCGCGCCGCTCGCACCAGACCGGGTGCGCGACACGCTCGCGTACGGCGTGGCCGCCGGCAAAGGCCCGCGCGTCATCGCACGCGAAGTCCAGGCAGCCGCGAACGTCACGCGCAACCGCGCGCTCGTGATCGCCCGCACGGAGATCGTCGGGGCGCACCGTGAAGCCACGACGCAGACGTGGAAGCAGACCGGCATCGTCGAGCGGTGGCAATGGTCGTGCGCGAAGGACACCCGCACGTGCGCGGCATGCTGGGCGCAGGACGGTACGGTCCATCCAGTGGACGAACCGATGGGCAGCCACCCGCAATGCCGGTGTGGACGCATCCCGGTGACGCCCTCATGGGCGGAGCTCGGGTTCACGGGCATCCCGGACAACCGGCCATCGATCCCGACCGGTGCCGAGGTCTTCGCCACGCTCCCCGAGGCCGACAAGCTCGCGATCCTCGGGCAGGCAAAGCTCGACGCGTACAACACGGGCCAGATCACGCTCGCGGACCTCGTCGCGCGGACGCACTCCCCCCGATGGGGCGACGGTGTGCGGGTCGCATCCCTCGCTGAAGCGCTCGCGTGACGGCTCACCGACTGGCCTACGACGACGCGTGGCAACTCGTCGTCGACGGCGCGTTCGTCGCCTTCGTGCCCGGCATGGACAACGGAGAGCCGGTCGTCGTCTGGATGGCTGCGCGCCCCGACGCCAGAGCAGCACAGTTCGCGCACGACCCTGACGACCAGGTGCGCGCAGCCCAGGCCGTTGGCGTCATAACGGAGCTGCGTGCATGCGCACAGCAGCTCGGCTTCACACTCGCCTGACCCGAGGAGGTCTGCATGACGCATCTCGCGAAGGCCGACGTCCAGTCGGGCGCGATGGTCGCGCTGTACCCGTCGCCCGCGACAGCCACCATGCTGGCACAGCCCGGCGGTGAAGCGCCCGAGGATCTGCACGTCACCCTCGCGTTCCTCGGCGACGCAGCCGACATCACCGATCCCGGCCGGCTGCTACAGGCGGTCGCCGGGTTCGCCGCGACGGTCCCGCCGCTCGCAGGCGAGGTGTCCGGTGCAGGCACGTTCACCGCTGGCCCCGAGCCCTGCACCTACGCGAGCATTGATCTTCCCGGGCTGCCCATGGTGCGCGAGCGCCTCATAGAGGCACTGTGTGGCGCTGGCTGCGAACCATCAACCGCGCATGGCTTCACGCCGCACATGACCCTGGCGTACGACGCCCGTCAGGTGCAAGTGCCGAACCTGCCGCTCGTCTTCGACGCGATCACGGTCGCGATCGCCGGGCAGCGAACGAGCTTCCCGCTCAGCGGCGTCACAGCGGCGGCTGGCGTCACTGTGCTCGCGAAGGCGGCCTCCGCGTCGATCGACCCGAGCGAGCCGACGCTTGACGGCAAGCGCGCCGTCGAGTTCATCCAGGACGCGTACGGCCTCGGCCCCGGGCTGACGCCCCACTTCGACCTGGACGACCCCGTACAGAAGGCGCTGCGGAGGATCACGGCGTGGATCACGATGGCCGAGCACGACGCACTCAGCGACAGCCGAACAGTGGACACCGCGAAGGCCGATGAGGTGAGCGCTGCGGCATGGAACGGCAGCCCAGCGCACTTCACCGACGACCAATGGAAGACCTCCTGCATCCTGGATCGCGGCGCCACGTACACGACCGCGAAGACGCGGTACGCCCTCCCCGTTCGTGAGCCCGGCGGCACGCTCAACCGGCGCGCCCTCGCCTCAGCCCAAGCCGCCCTCAACGGCGGCAGGGGTGGCGTCAAGGCACCACCCGCCGCGATCACCGCCGCCAAAGCAACGCTCGGCCGGCTGCGCGACCAGGCCGGGCTCACCACGAAGGCTGAGTGGCACGTCCCGATCTGGAAAGCCGACGACACCGATCATCGCGTCGTCTACGGCGTCGTGCTGCATCCCGGCGTCACCGACTCCCAGGGTGACGATGTGTCCGCTGAGGAGATCGAGCAGGCCGCGCACCGCTACCTCGTCGAGTCACGCAAGCACGACCTGCAGCACGCCGAGACCGCGGCACCCGTCGAAGTCGTCGAGAGCTACATCGCCCCAGCGGACCTTGAGGTCGCCGGGCGCCCGGTGCTGAAGGGCTCGTGGGTCATGGCGTCACACATCCGTGACGACGCGATCTGGGCAGAAGTCCAGACGGGTGCGATCACCGGCTACAGCATCGGTGGCTCAGCCGTCCGCACGTAGCACCCCTCTTGCCCGGCCGTCGCCGGGCATGTCTCAACCGCGTCGGCAGAAGGGAGACCGCGTGCCGAGGCTCACTGATCTCGATGTCGAGTGGGTGTCGCTGGTCGACCGAGCGGCCGTCCGCGACCCCGTCAACCAAGCAGAACCAATGCGCTTCCTGGTCTGGAAGCGCGAGAACCCGGACCAAGGAGCACACATGACCCCGGAAGAGCAGACGGCCGCGCTGAAGAAGGCGCAGGACGACCTCGCGGCCATCACCGCCGAGCGTGACACGGCAACGGCCGCGCTCGCCAAGTCCATGGCGGACCTCAAGGCACTGCAGGACGCCGAGGACGAGAAGAACGGCAAGGCGAAGAAGGGCGAGGAGCTCGTCGACAAGAGCGACCTGCCTGCTCCCGTCCGCGCGGCGCTCGAGAAGGCCGAGGCCGACAACAAGGCGATGGCGGAGCGCCTGCAGAAGGCGGAGGACGCCACGAAGGCCGCTGATGACCTCGCCAAGGCAGAGCGCGACACGCGCCTGACCCGTGAGTTCGTCACGAAGGCCGAGGGCTACCGGGCGCTCGTCCTGAAGGCCGAGACGTTCGGACCGGTCCTCAAGGAGGCCTCGGAGAAGCTGTCCAAGGAGTCCTTCGACGCGATCGACACCGTCCTGAAGGCCGCCGATGCCGCGATCGCGCAGACCGACCTGTTCAAGGAGCAGGGCCGCAGCCGCGAGAGCGCCAACGGTTCGGCTTCCGCGGCAGCCGAGGTCACGAAGCGCGCCGAAGAGCTTCGCAAGAGCGACTCCAAGCTCACCGTCGGTGACGCGATGAGCGAGGTCTTCAAGGCCGACACCGATCTGCAGGCCCGCTACCTCGCCGAAGTCCGGCGCTAAGGAGAACCCATCATGGCCACCGAGAACATCCTCCTCCGCAGGTCAGCCGTCGCGAACGCCGACCTCACCGCCAAGCAGTTCTTCCTCGTGAAGTACAGCTCGGGCAAGATCGTGCTCGCTGACGCGGGCGCGAACGCCTTCGCGTTGCAGAACAAGCCCGCGTCCGGACAGATCGCTGATCTTGCGCTCGTCGGCGCGACGAAGGTCGTGTACGGCGGCGATGTCAACGCCGGCGACTACCTGTCCAGTGACGGCACCGGCAAGGCCGTCGTCGCGACCGCGAACCACTCCACGACGACCGCCGTCAACGGCACCAGGTCCGTCGGCATCGCGCTTGTCGCCGGTGCCGCCGGCGATGTCGGCGAGATGCTCGCCGGCATCGGCCTCGCCTGAGGCATCAACCTCCTAGAAAGGGATAACCCATGCCTCAGCCGTTGCCATCCGATAGCCACATCGACACG